ATCATTTTACTCGAATAGTATCACCTACATAGATCTTGTTAGGGTCGGAAATACCGTTGATGTATGCAAGATACTGGTACGACGTTCCATAGCGTTCTGCAATTCCGCTTAAAGTGTCACCTGGTTGCACTGTATAGTATTCATCATCAGATGATTGTGCTGACACTACGCCATCAATCACAATGCGATCACCTACATGAATAATGTCCGGATTAGAGATGCCATTAATGGCTGCTAGGTGCTGGTATGTCGTGCCATAGCGTGTAGCAATACCACTCAATGTATCACCAGGTTGTACGATGTATGTCGTACCGCTAGACTGTACTGGTTGAGCGTATTCTTGTACTTGTGGTTGTGGCGTAGGTGCTGGTTGTCCTGTCGCACCAGCGTATGCTAACCATGCATTAGCGTCACCATAGAATAAGGATAAGTCTAAGTTTCCACTCCATCCATAAATTCTACCTGTTGAAGTATATTGATGCATGATGTGATTTACTGTGATGGTGTTCCACGGACTATCTACCCATCCCATAGGATTGTTGTCTGCATACTGTGCAATCCACAATCCGTTATCAGTTAAATTTGCTACTTGATCAACTGCACTATTTTGTACATACACTACTGGGTTGATTCCTGTGCGTGCATAAACTCTGTCACAGAATTCTTTACACCAATTTGGATTACCCCATTGTGCATTCTCACCAGATTCCCAGTCAAGCACAAGCATTGCTTCTCCGATATATCCTTGAATGTTATCCAAGAAGAAGTCAGCTTCTTGTGTTGCGTTGCCACCGGATGCGTAGTGGTATACACCTAATAACTTACCTGCTGATTTTGCAGCTTGATATAGACTGTCGCAAATAGGATTGATATATCCTGTACCTTGTGTTGCTTTAACAATTACTGCATCACAATCAAGAATTGTATTATCAATACCTTCTTGCCATGAAGCTTCATCAACTACTCTTAGCATTCTATTCACCTTCTCTCTTTCCATTTAATCGAGCGAACAAATCGTTCACAAAATTAGCACCACGTGCCGTGATGATACCAGTTAATACAGAACCTAAGAAAGGGACTGCTAATGGCATGCGAACCAGTGGAAATAAATCAGCTCCTGTTGCCAAGCAGATAAGAATAGATACACCCAATGAGCCTACTACACTTGTATCTACTTTATTTGCAGAATAAACACGCTTAACATTCTCCCAAATTGCTTCGACTAATACTGCGATAATAACTAGTTGTGATAATGCATTCATTTTATTTTTCCTCTTTCTATCTAAAAAGGCGGCCGCATTGGTCGCCTTAATAGCCTTAATAATTTTTATTTATTTTCCATCAAACTCTTTCCAAGCTGAAGAAATGCTTGGTTCGTGGTTTTTGTTATCGACCCACTTTGATATCCATAGCTTGCCGTTGTGGCGAACGATATCACCGATATTGTAGATTTTATTTTTATCGTAATCTTTGTAGGTATCTTCCACTGTGACTTCTTTGTAATAACGTAGTGCTTTTTCTGGAGGCTCGTTCTTATTCGATATAACGTCCTCTTTCACTTCGTACGGCTTGTTGTTATGTTTGAACCGCTCGCCCTTTTTGTACGGAAACTTGTACTCGTTCCACGGATCCAGAAATTCGCACCATTGGATTACAAATTTTGGAGATAAAACATTTAGACCAGCGACTGCACATAATCGCAACGCTTCGCTCTTCGCTCTCTCTTTGGCCAGGTCTATTTCGCTTTGAGGGACTTCATCAAAGAAAATAGTGATGTTATATTTTCCGGTTTTAGAATTAAAATCAACGCTAAAACTATTCAGTTTTAGATTTCCCATCTTCGTTAGTCCTGGCTCGTCTTTTACCGTTGCTCCGGATATATTCTCCTGGGCCATGTCCTCTATGATCATCTTAATTTCTTCCAGCCTGCAGCTTTTGCCTATTTGGTTCGGCCGGATGAAATCTAATGTATAAAGGTGCCCGTTATTTAATGTTATTTGTGCCATATTTTACGCCTCCTTCTTGATAAATATTCCGTGTATTGTAACCTTACCGCTTGGAGACGCCCAGTTTGTCCATGAATTGAAAACGTGGACAACGCAACTATTTGAATACACTGATTTGATAGTCGCAGTAATAGCCATTTCAGGCATGACTCTATAAATATCTAGTAATTCATATCCACTTGGCACTTCAAAAGGTATCGTAATATAGGCAGCTGCCATTGAAGATAGAGGCTGATGTTTTCCTGAAAACTCTTTTCTGATAATAAAAGTGTTTGTTCCTTTTATTCCAATTCCACCGCTCGCAATCAATTTGCCCGTTGCGTATGTGGTTCCTACAGTCGTCATATCCCCCTCATTGTAAATTCCGCAGGGGCTGTTTTCATTTCGCCTAATCCAAAGCATATGAAAACTAGCTGTAAGTTTACCGAGAATCATTGCCCAAAGGTTACCAGAAAGTGTGTAAGTACGCTCCGTAGACTGATCGTAATAATCCGTAATAGTAAGCGTAAGTTTATAGTTTTTATCGTAGCTATATCCACTTACACGTTGCTTAACAACTACGTTATTTCCATTAGAAGTATACGAACAATTCACGCTATGATTTTGCTCGTCTTTAATTACTATTTTTAACAGATTATTCTCACCGTTAAAAAAGGTACCTTTGGCATTTGCATATCCTTCATTAACCGTCGGATTATCTCGCTCTGCGTTGAAATCCGTTATGGAAGGATAGAAGTACGGAATGTAAGTTCCATGCCAATTTCGCATCGTTTTAAAGCCTCTACTGTCTTCGATGACGAATTGTATATCTCCGTCAGTCATACCCTCTAAATCAACGCTATACAAGCCCTCTATGAGGGATAAAGAATACTGCTGTTTGTCGTGTAACACATAAGCATTCTTAACAGTAGCAAAGCCTCGTACTTCTGCTTGCATGGTAAGCTTTTTCTTAGACAAGTACCTGAATACTTTATCTTCTGGAATTTTGCTATTTCCGATTTCCTTTACAGTTGCAGAGCTAATAACAGGACCATATCTTTCTTCAGGAAGGTCGATAAAAAAGCCAATCGTAGTTGTGCCAATCATCGTGGCGTTCGGATCACCGCTAGAATACGTTCCAACCCCAAGATAGCCATAAATATATCTACCATTTGTAGAATATTTCAGCATTTCTTCTGTCGGTCTAAACGTGTATTCAGTGTCGATATCGTTTGTATTAAGCCATTTATATCCGCTATCGCCAATCACCCATACGAGCGAGTGACGATATGCAGGAACCTTTTTGTCAAGAACTAACGTAATTGTATCCGTTCCATCAAGCTTTACACGATTCTTTCCGTTTTTCCAAGAAGGAACACTCGCTCGGGGAATATTAGGAAGTTCAATAGAACCATCTAAGTATGCATCAGCTGCAGAAAAGTAAAAACTTAAATTCGCATTAATACTTGTCGAGTAGTTACCACTGTTGTCGTGATAAGCCCAGAAGCCACCACTTATCAATGTACCGCTTCCGTCTAATCTTCCGCCGCCTGAAACATCAGAACATCCGGTTGCAGAAAAATTCCAAGTTCCTGAATAGATATAACCGACATTCATTGAGTAAGTAACTTGGATTTCCACATAGTCCCTATTCAACTCGACACTATGGTATTGCGGATTGATTCGCGCTTGTAATTCGTAGGTTACTCTTGCGGCACCAGGTGATCGTGTTGTGGATTCCACAACTTGCCAATTTTCATTTAACAATACCATTAATTAACATCCCCTATCCAATTAATAATAGATGCATCAATCTTTGCTGTTTTAATAACACCACCCACAAAACTTGTGATTTCTGCTTCGATATTCTTAGCTTCGATACGATGTGCTCCTGCGCATAGATACTCCAGCACCTTTAGATATGCGAGCATGCTGTCGACTTTATCGAAACGAGCTAATAATTTACCATCTGAAGCAACAACACTAACACCGCTTGCATCAATAGTAGTAACTGTATCCTCCTTATCGGAACCGATGTGAAGACCCTTATTATCAAGTTGTTCTTCTATTTCATTGATTGTCTTGTCATATTCCGATTTTTGGACCGTTCTATTAAATCCATCGGCAGTTTGTTTCTCTAAAGTGCTTAGCCCTGTTTGCACCGTTTTAAGTTCGTTCTTAGTTTCACTAGTTTGCACCACGAGATGAGTAATACTATCATTCAACTGGGCTATGTTTGACTTGTTACTAATTGATATATCAACTAAGTCATTCATCACCTCATCTAATACACCATCTGAATATCCTGTGCTTTCATCTGTGAATATGGTTTTGTACCGCACCCATATCCATGCATCTTTTGTCTTCTCAGGTTGAGTTGTACTCCATGCACCACCTGTCGGTTCTGTCTTGGAAGTTGACAAATAGTATTCAGGATATACCTGCTTAATTCCTCTACCTGCTTTGCCTGCTATTGACGGAGAATATACGTCTGATGTTGTTTTATCGCTGTATGTATATGTGATCTTAGTCCACAGCGTATAACCTTCATTGACAAGTGGTATATTCTCTAACCACTGACCAGTTGGAGGTACTACAGAGCTTGTACTCGCTTGATACGTTAGTTTTGGACTACCGACAATCCCCCTACCTGCATCACCCTTAATACCCGTCAGCTCGAATGGATCATGTTTAATTTCGGAACCATTCGCTAAAACATCTGCAAGCATGTACCACATGTGTTGTCCAGCTATTGATACCGGCTTCGTGGTAGACCATGCTGAATCTGTTTTGGACGGTTTATCTTCTGACGTCGTTTGCAAGTAATATTGCTTTGTGCCAGAGACTGTTCCAGCAGAAATATTTTCAACTTGTGTCTTAATCTTGTTTGTTTCAATTTGCAGATTACCTACATCGCCTTTTGCATCTTCAAGATTCTTTGCAACGATTTCAAGCTTGTTTGCATCTTGATCCACTTTAACCTGTAGGCGTTTAATCCTAACTTTATCGGAAACCTTAGTAACAACAGAATCGACATTCTTTAACGCAACCTCTCCGTCAAGTTCGACTACTGACTGTGTACCTACATACTTTCGCTTAATGCTTAGCACGATACACTTGTTTCCATCATACGTGGCAGTATCGCCTAATTTAATCGTATCTTTACCAAAAGTCTTTAAACCTGACATACCATAGAACGATTGGCCATTATACTTCGCTAAAATTGCATCTGTATATGTTTGGCTATCGCAATAGGAATTGTTTGCATCAATGTAAATTGTCTTTCCTGTATCGTTTCCTGAAGCAATCAAATTAACACCGTCATCATACGCAACACGTGAGATGGTTATTAGATCTGTTTTTTCAAAATCTGATGTAAATTCTATGTCATGATCAGCTGTAAAGAGATTTCTAAAAATAAGCGTGTTCGACTCGTTAATGAGTGCATTTGTACCGCTTAACTCAGCAATCCATCCAATGTAATCGCGCATAATAATTGTGGTGTCTATCCACTGAGCTTTTTTGTTCAGTACAGTATTTGATAACCCTGTTTTATCAATTCTCACACCAGCCAAATTAGACATCTCATCTAATTGTTGAGAGATAGTTGGATATTTATCCTTTTCATACGCTAACGAGCTCTTGTACGGCTTGTTAAACTTAATCATCACGTCATACAAATTCAGTGATAACTTTTTTGTGTATTTCTCTGGAGCTTCTTGGACGATGAATTCTTGTATCGGAATTTCCGTACTATCAGCTTCTTTTAGATCAATCAAAAAGGTGTTCCCAGCACAATCACTAAGAACACCATCTGTATTGTTTAAATCGAGATCCAACATCATGCTTGGAGTATTACCCAAAAGTCTATCCTCTTGCATGCTGTTAGATGAATTGAACGATACAACTAGGTCTGTTATTTCAACAGGCGTTGCGGTTCCTTTTTTAATATAGACTTTCATATTCTAGCACTCCGTTAAATCAAAGGTGTAGCCTTGGCTATAAATGCCATCACCGATAGCGATATACTTAAATTTACATTTACTGCAATACATTTTGTACGTTTTACGCCGCAGCGTTTTAATATCAAATGTTTCGACCATAAACTCTGGTGGTTCTAGCATATTCATTACTTCTGAAACCACTTCTAAGTCATCGATGGCATAAGCCAGCGCAATCTTCAACACACGAGAACGAATACGCATACGATGCATGATTCCTTTTTTAACATCGCGCAACGAACTTTCACTGTCTAAATCACCGTATTCAGGTTCAAACTTAGTCGGCGCAGGGAGATCTTTACCATCAATTTTAATTTTTATTAATTCATAATCAATCATGCTTTAACCTCCCTTTGCTAACTGTAGTTGTTTATTTCTTTGATCTATTAGTTTTAGCAATTTATCTCGGTCAATCACGATTCCTAGATTTTGTAGTGTCTCTAAGATTTCATACATTAGTTGGATAATTACTTCTTGACCATTACCGCCTTGTGATGACATCAGCGCATCATCTATCGCACGCTTGGTCTGTTCATAGATCTTACTCTCAGGCGAAACGATTTCACCTTCGTGGCGGTTATCACCAATCAAAGCTAATCGTGGAGCATTCGCTCCAACATATCCACCTTGTGCCAATGCTGGAATATTAGGTAAATCTACTCGGAAGCCTTTACCACCGATAATAGGTACCCAATCCGGTACGGTGAAGCCTACACCGTTGATTCGGTTAATTGCACCATTGACAATAGCAATAACCGCATTGATTGGTCCTTTTACCACACCTGAAATCGTGCTGAAAATACCACCGAAGATATCGACAATACCCTGCCAAGCTTGTTTCCAATTTCCTGTGAATATTCCCTGGATAAAATTAATCAAGCCACCAAATATCTGTTTGATACCATCGAAAATTTGTTGTGTTCCACTGAAGAACGCCATTACGATTCCGTTGATAAACTTAAACGATGAGCTGAAATTTGTCCCGAAAACTCTATCCAAGAAAACTAATAATGTACGAAGGATTTCCTGGACTCCTTGCATAGCTTTATCAACATCTAATGTGAAGATACCAATCAAGAAATCAGAAAAGCCTTTGAACATCGAAGTTGCACCCTTCAACAACTCATCAACGAATTTGCCAAGAACCGCAAATGCATCCAACATAGCTCCTTTAATGAAATCTGCTAGTGGAGATAAGATATTGTTCCAAACCCATGCAACACCTGCTCCAATTGCTTCAATGGCAGGTTTCCAACCATTCCACACATCTACAATTGTTTTTAGCGCAATGCTTAGGACTGTGACCAAGAAATTGGCTATTGGTGCAAGTACGTTATTCCACAGTGATAATAGACCGCTAAAGAGCACATCAACAGCTTTAACAAATACCTGCGCTAAGAAGGTAGCAATTGGCACAATGACCGTGTTGAATACATCTAATAGAAATGCGCCTAAAGGAACTAAAACGTTGTTCCATAGATTGCTTAAGATACCCAACAAGCTATCTAGTGCTGTCTGTACTAAAGCTCTAAAATCGCTACTTGTCTGATACAAATAGATGAGCGCTGCAGATACTGCAGCTACAATCGCAGCGAAGAATAAAGCAGTTCCAGTTGCTGTACCAAAGACCGCTTGCAATGATGTTAGTACCCCTTCACCGTTAGCTATACCTGTGAAGAAAGTAGAAAACCCTGTTGCTAAGGCCTTTAGCGGTGCTAAAAGTCCAGTGAATACACCTTTAATAGCACTCCAATTCTTTATGATTCCAAAAGTCGCAAATCCTGCAAACATTCCTCCTAAAAGCGAAGTGATGATTACTTTGTGATCCTTTAAAAATCCAGTAACTTTATCGAACACTCCTTTAACGCGATTGTAGATCTCGTCTACTCCGCTCATGTCAATCGAGCCATCAGGAATACCTAAAGAACCAAAGTCAGCACCACCGCCTCCAGCTCCCCCGCCGCCTCCGGAGCCTGAGTCCTCTGAGTCATGTAATACATTTAAATCATCGAAGCCAGCAAGAGATCCTTTTAATTTATCCGCCGCTTTACCAGCCTTACCAAGTCCAGATGTTAATCCACCTGCAGCTGCGCCAGCCTTACCTATATTGGATGCTATTGCTCCTGTAGCACCTGCTGCACCTTTACCACCTGTAATTAACCTTGTAAAAGCCACAAAGTAATTAGCAAGTGTCTGTAGACCTCCTAGAATGACGTTTATGACACCGATAATTGGAGTTAATACATTTATCAAACCTTGGCCAATTGTCGCCTTAAGCTCTTCAAAACGAAGTGATAAGACGCGTGTACTATTTGCCCAACCATCTGATGTTCTTTCGAAGTCTCCTGCAGCATTAGATAACGCATTCTGTACGAACGCCAATCGTAATGCTACCTTTTCTTGCTCTGACATCTTGGCTGTTGTTTTACCGAAGCCATTCGCCAAAGCGTATTCATCAAGAGCTGATTGAGTCATAACGACACCCAAGCTCTTAAGTGATTCTGTTTCACCTGTAAATACAGATTTCAACTTAGTAAATGCCTCATCATTCGATAGGTTATAGAATGATGCCACATCACCTGTTAACGTTGTTATAGCTGAAGCCATATCGTACGATGCAGCTTCACCATAACCAAATGCCTGTGCCATAGAACCAAGTTGTCCCATGTACTCCTTGGCTACTTTCTGCGACATGCCAATACTTGTTATTGCGTTACGTGCGAATTCATCTACACGTTTTGACATTGTAGGGAATGTAACATCAACAACGTTCTGAACTTCAGCAAGGTCAGAGCCTAATTGAATACATTGTGATCCGAATCTCGCTAAAGCAGTAATGGCTAAAACTTTTCCGATAGTAGCACCAATAGCATTAAACCTTCCGGTTAAAATACTATCTGCTTTATTCGCAACTTTCGCTACATCTTTTTCAAGGTTGTCATTAAGCTTGACACCTAATTCAACGGACCCTACTTCTGTTGCCATCTAATCACCTCTCATTTCTACGAAGCCAATGCCTTCATGGCTTCTTCAAGGGCTCTCATAGACTGCATATAGGACTTGCTATCGATAGGTTTCTTACTCTGTCTTGCCTGCCATTCAGCTCGTATCCTTTTATCGCTTGCAGACATGTTTTTAATGCGTTCTTTATCCGTAGTGGATCTAACATCAACCACATGCCCTAATGGCGTATCTCCATTCAAACCAGTAAGTAGAGTGCAGAACTCTCCCCACTGCATTTCAGGCTCATATCTTAAACGGATTCCATATTGCTGAGTAACTGAAGCATCGATTAAATCCCAATCTTCAAACAAGTCATAGTAAGACTCATCACTATGCTGTGGTGTTACGAAAAGTCTGCTCCATTTCTTCAAATGACTTATCTGTAACAAGAGCCATCATGCCAATGAATAATGATTGATAAGCTGTAATAGATAACTCCATTGCTTCAATTTCTTTAAAAGCCTCTTCTCCAAGACCTAACTTAATAGCCTTATCGATTCTATCTACTGAAGCTGCACCCTCATTAAGAAATGCGTTCATCTGTAGAACTGTATTTTTGCGGTCGTCAACTTTATATGTTTTTCCTTCCGCAACTTGTAAGAACTTAGGCTCGTTAACAAGCTTCGAGCTAATATCGATAATTTTTCCCATATACATTTAAAAGGGCAGCCGCCTTGACCGCCCATTCCTTTCTATTTTTTTGTTTTTTAAACTGCTGGAGTATAAGTTGGCTTTCCATCAGAGTTAACTGTGAACTCTAACGCTCCAACATTTGTTGAGTCTCCGCCTTCAGCAGAAGTGACATCCACAATTGCATTAAAGGCTAACTTCGCACCACTTACCATTGTCCATTCAAATGGAATAGTAGCTTCCTTGCCTGTCTTGAAAGCAAGAGAAGCAATGTAGTCGTTGCCTTCGTCGCCGATGTTTCTCTTACCCTTGAATTCAATCTTCAAAGACTTAGAAGTCATCAGACCACGCTGCCAACCTTTTGTATCCATAGGATTCCAGTTTTCAATACCATTAGAGAATGATACTGAAAAAGACTCCAAATCCGCTACATTAACTTTCTTTGGAGCATCTTTTGTGCCAATATCAAACTTGAATTCATTGTTAAATACTGGGAATACACCTGTATATTTTTCGGACATATTATTTATTTCCTTTCATAATAAATTTCGATTTCTATGACTGATTCATAGATTCCTTTATCATCCGTTCCGACATCTTGCGGTTCCGGAACGAGCATGTTAATAAACTGTACTTTCCAATCACCTATAGTTGGATGTTTTGCATTCATGATTGTTTCAAAAAGCGTATTTGCCGCTTCATCGGTTTCCCTGGCATTGTTGTTCCAGTGAATCAATAGTGATGCGCGTTTAACGTTGTAAGAGGACTTATTGCCTAATGCTGTTATTGGACTACCAGAAGTAGACAACTGGTAAACACCTATCGCCTTATCAGGCTTCTGATCCAACTTACCGATATAGTAATGTTCAAATAAATTTAATGTTTTCAACCAGTTTCTAATTTCATAAAGTCTCATTGTACTAGACATCTGCACACTCCTTAATGAACGCTTCAAAGCGTCGTTTTACCCAGTTAGCGTACTTGCCTTTCGTAGTCCACGGTTCAAACCACTTACCACCTGCGTGCTCATTGTTTTCTGTACGGAAGTTGTATTCCGGATGGAAGTAAAGCCTACGAGCGTACGGCATGGCTGAAACAACATATGCCTTATTTGGTTCTCTTGTATCATCGGGCTTTGTCTCCTCCGACAGTATACCTTTGTGAAACGGTATCACTTGCTTATCATGTACATCTGTACAGATAGCATCAGCCGTCTTATACAACGCCTGCCGTAATCCATCTCGCAATGTAGCAACGTTTCCGTAATGGATTCTAACCTTACCCAAGATCTACCTCACAATAATTCACGCTTCCATCAGGATTACGTGCCTTCTTCCCAGAAACGATGGTCCTCTTCTCTCCGAAAATAATCACCTCGCCTGTGCCAATTTCAAGCACGCTAGGGGCTATATCTCCGTTAAATAGGCAAATACCCGTCAATTGCACAAACGTCTCTTTATCGGTACGTACGCGCTTTGCAGAGCCTTGATAATTGCACAAGGCATCCAACTCTAAAGCTTTGATTGGTGCTCCATCTTCATCGATTCCTTCTTGATGGAAAGTTAGGTGAATTGGAGTCTTGCAGAACTGTGGCAATACCAAAGATGGCCAACTACCCATAATAGTCAAATCCTCTATAGCAAAGACCGGTTCTAAGTAGCGTTTGATACAGTTCTTCAGGAATTGCAATTCCACCTTCTACATGTAGATTCCACGCTTGGCCAAACTGCATTGAAACACCGTTAATTGCATAGCTACTTAAGTATGTTTCTAACATGCTTTCGTTTTGATAAAGAAATTCTGCTTGCCGGCATATCACCTCTTGTATAGAAGACTTACGAAAAGGGGACAGGCTATCAAAGCCCATCCCTTCGATTCTTCCTCTACAGATAGTGTTAACTTGCCGTGAAGCAATCGTTAAATATCTATCAGCATTATCCTCAGTCAAGATAATACCGGTATAGGTGCCCTTGTAATACGCTTTATCGACGTATTGCATTTACATCACCTCATTTCTTGTTGCTTTTCTTTAGTTCTGGATCAATCGGTTCAGACTGTCCTGTTTGTTCTATTTCCGCCTTAAGTTTTTCGTACTCTGCTTTTAGTTTTACATACTCAGAGTAAGGAACCGTTTTTGTAGTTGCATATTCAACGACCTCACCATCTTCATAGATGTCGTACCCATTTCTTAGGTAATATGGCTTTTCGTTTTCTTGAATATCAAATACCTGATTCGCTTTAACCGCTTTTAACATATTTATACCTCCCTCTTATTAGGCAGCAGTGTGGATAATGCAGCCTTTCTTAAAGTCAGCATCATTCAATGTCATTGTGCCGTTATAACGTCTGTTCTGATATAGGTAATTGTCAGCAGTACGTGAATCGTGCCCTGGTTCAAACATGTGAATGTAAGAATACTTAACGCGAGAAATCTGTGCTTCAGGGTCAACTAAGATGTAATCGATTTGCTTGCCTGATGGGTCAGCCACAAAGCCATCTGTAAAATTATACTTTGTGTTTAAACGATCTTTAGGTACTACTTTAATCGTACCTAGATCATCTAATGTATTGACCATGCGATTGATGTTTTGTGTACCACCGTTTACGGACATCACACGTGTAATACCTTCAGCATTCTTCAATAATTTTTCGTATTCAGACGTGCAGAATAAAACGCAGCGACTTAACGGAACACCTGCATCTTTCATTTTGGAACAGTTGTCATCAAAGTCCGCTAAAACATTTGCAACAGTTAACGCATCTGTTTTAATTGTTCCATGAACACGAGTTAGTTCTGCGTGTAACTTAGAGAATGTATATGCATCCAATTCAGGGATAGCCTGTGTCTTTTCGAAACGAGCATGAATATTTGCAGTAGAAACGACCGAATTAGTTTCATCTACGTCCATCGGATCAACTGCGAATTCAATATCACGATCGTGATCCAATTGTTTCAATTCATACTCATTTGAGAACGTACCTGCATTGAATGAACCTGCACGTGTGTGGTTCTTATAGCCACCAACTTTCAATACAGGAACCTTGATTGTCTTTGCATTTACGAATTTGACATCCTGGTTTGTATCAAATAATGGCTTTGAAAATTGTTCTTGATCATATAATGATCTAATTTGTGAGTCAAATAACTCTGCGTAATTTGTTACTGGCATCTTTTAATAATCCTCCTATTTTTTCTTGATACCGAAAGCCTGATCTAACAGATCCTGTATGCCTGCCTTATCACCGGATTTGGCTCCAATCTGTTGGAATCCGCTGTTAGATTGCTGTGTGGACTTAAACTCCGGAAAGGCTTTTAAAACTTCTTCAATGGCCGACTTAACCTTCTCATCATCAATCGAGCCATCTTGTTTTATCATGTCTTTCTTGTCGATTACCTTGATTAAGAAAGGTAATTTTTCAGCGCTGACACCTTCAGCAAGTTCTGAAATCTTCTTATCGATTTTAATATTTTGAATCTGTAGCTTTAAACGCTGATTTTCTGCAAGCATATCTGCTTGTTCTTTTTCTTTAGATTGCTTGTCAGCTTCTTTCTTATCCTTAAACTCTTTGATTGCCTTATCCATTTCATCAGCAGATACACCCTGCTCCTTTAGATACCCTTTCAAGGCAGCATATTGAGCTTGTGACCCTCGCTTATCTAAAACATCGGCAATCTTGTCGTAGTCGATAGAAACGCTTGAATTTGCTCCTTGCGCGCTAGGTGAAGCACCATTGTTGTCATTTCCATCTCCTGTGTTTGGTTGTGCCCCATCTTCAGCAAAAAACTGAATGTGAAGCGGATACTTTAATACTTCTTTCATAGTTCCTCCTGTTTTTTGGGTGTCCCCCTTAAATCAAACACGCACAGTTTTTAGGCTTATCGTGATTGGCCATAAAAAAATCACTACTCTTCTGCAGTGACTTCTGTTTCTTCGATAATTTCTTCGTCTTCTCTTACAATTTTCGCTACTCCGAACATCGTAAGAAGCTCAGCACGTTCTTGAGAACATTTAAATTGAACATCAACATTCATCAACTTATCTTGTTCTCTATCGAAATAATCCTGTGTGACTTTTACTTGCACCATTTCCCTTTCTCCTTTCATGCATGAAAAAAGCACCCTATTCTAGGATGCTTGATAAACAAACGATTTAGCCGACTATCAGAAAAAATAATCTTTGCTAGTGTATAAGCCCTCTTCGTGTCTTCTCTTTGTTTCTTCAATTAATTTAGGATAAAGTTTCAAAACCTTATCCTTAATTTCCTTAGGACAATTTTTTGTAAAATGAATATGATATCCAGGCTCTTCTCTTATTGGGAAAACAAACATATATTCTCTAGCAAAGTCTAATTCATGCCCATATGTTTCACTCATTTTAGCCACTCCTTTACAAACCAATCATATACCTTTTTTGAAGTTTTGCTATATTTTCCGCCAAAATATTGAGTTAATGCCTCTGATATTAATTCTCCAACATCTGTTGCCCGTAGACTAATATCATTTTTTATTTCTTCCATTATTTCATCAAATGATAGGTTATTACTAAAACAGTTTTCAAACATCGATATAAATAATCGTCGTTTTTCTTGATTAACGTCTGCTACTGTATGCTTTTCTAGCACCATTCCATCTAATAAACCTAGATTTTTCATGGCCAGTTGGTTTATCAAATCATGAGCTCTTTCATGAAGGCTATTTGCAAGTGCTGGATTTCCTATATCTACATTTGTTTCTCCAGGAGGCGTAGCTGCATTAACTATTCTCCTTCTAATTACATATCTATTGAATCCAAATTTATCAAACATAGAAGTATAGCTTTCGCTACCAGCGATTAATTCAGCAGGGACGTATCCCTTAAAAATAATTGAATACTTTCTAACAACTTCATTATCAGCAAGTTTTATTTCATAATCTGTAGTAGAAGAATACTGTTCTGCTTGTTTTACATACTTCTCATCAAGCCCTATTAAGCGTTGTTCTTTATCCGCATGCTCTCTAATTTTATCTTCGCTTAAAGAACCGACCTGCAATCTTCTTTCACGCTGAATCTGATGCTGTAGATAGTGATGCTCTTGTGAGCCTGGTGGATTCTCATATGCCGGTTGTCTTGGATCGCCATCATCATCGTTATCCATGCCAGGATAATATGTGCTTAAGTGATGTTTACAGTTTGGATGGAATAAGCCACCAGATATAGCAGTACTTAGCAAAGGTAAGTTAAGTTCTTCAGCTTCTTCTGGTGTCCCTCCACTATACACGTCGTCAACATACACACGTCCCTGCCATGGTTGGCAGGTTTTAGAACACATACCATACTTTGATACCTTGACCGTATGTACACCTAACTCCTGACGTTTAGCACCGTCTGCATACATGCCAATTCGCTTATTTGTTGTACGTAATGACATCTCTGAGTACGTTGCCATGTTGACGTGTCTGCCACCTTTGTACACGACACAATTAATCCCTCTAGTAAGAAAATCATTACTGGCCATATCAATCGCTTTATCAAGTGTTCCTGCGCCACTTGCTAAATACGTTTGTGCATTGTAGATGACTTTGCGGTACTCATCATTAGCTTTACGTAGCATTGCGTGCTCAGCCTTTACTAGATCACCGGTCGTCGCTTTAACTAAAGCCTGCACCTTATGGGAATGCACTCCAAAGAAGTTTGTTTCTTTTTGGCCAAGAATGCTATCAAGAAACTGCTCATTGATTGCTTTGAATTTCGAAGAAAAAAGTCTTGGATTTTTCTTTTTAAATTCCTCCAAAGACTTTAATTGTTCTGCCTGCCATCTAGACCAGGTGAAGCCGTATTTATTTTCTTCTTCATTGTGCCTTTGCCAGTTACGTTTCATAGACGAAATCAGTTCAAGCTCGATACGTCTAAACGCTTCAGCAATATCGTAATCCATTAACTAAATGTGTCCATATCTGCAGGCACATTCGGTTCAGGCAGCTGCACTACACCGCTTTCTTCAGCAATGCGCTGAGCTTCTTTATCTTTCCATGTATCTTCTTTGGAATCGCCATACATCTCATCAAGTGCCGTTCTGATTGACATAACGCCACCTTGTTTAGCTTTTGTAACTGTCTCAACGACTGCCTCAAATGACGGGTTAGCGTACTCACCGAAAGTAACGGAAACTTCAGTATCCAATAACTTTTTATCATATTTCTTATCCATCACGGATTTAGAAGCCATTGTAACTTGAATAAGTGTAATCACCGCTTCGGTCAACTTTTCAATAATCTTATTACGAGTATAGAGCGTTGTTTTCTCTTTTTCTCGTTGTGCTTCAGCATTGTCTAATTTTTTTGTATCGATACCCAATGTTGATGGGCTGATGATGCCTTGTAAGCACAAATCAAGTAGCGTGATGTAACTCTGCAAGTAGTTATCAGACGGAATAGTCGGTTGATCCGTTTCGATTTTATTAGTTGCTCCTTCATTTCTATTGGCCGCAGCCTTAACAAAATTCGATTCAAATGCACTTGGCAAAATGTCTTTACCATTCTGATCTTTAGGAATCAGATCATCCGGAATATATGTCTTGACACGTCCTTTCCGAACTGCATCCATCCATTGACTTACAACTTCATCGAGTGCATCGAACGCTGAACTCTTTTGATCAAGAATAGATTTTCCCCTACCGGAAAACTTTTTCGAACGTGTAACCACGAATGGTGCTGCCATCATGAAATCTCCTGGCGTGGTTTCTGTAGCGTTGCCGAAAATAACATCAGTCAACTCCTGTGTATCTGGGCACATTGATAATGGAACCTCCGCTTCTTGTGTACCTAACACTTTCATCAATTTGTATTTGATGTATCCGTATCCGTAGTATTCATACAATCTGAAGTTTTGTTGCCCATTATAAGATTTGTGGATGGACTTAAAAACGATTTCTTTCAGTCGCTTTCTTTGATATATAAATTCGACTTCATCAGCTGGCCAAAATTCAATAATGGGTAATTGGCTAAGCGAAGGATCAAATGAGATTTTAAACGCACCATCACCACATACAAGAACATCCGATAATGCATCTTCAATGATTTCCTTAAGGTTATTTTCTTTTGCAATTTCACTCCATATGCTTTCCTGTGCGTTATCTTTGAATTCAATGCTGTTCATATCCCTGATAACGATACTGACTAAAGTATCAGCAATCAATGCAGGCAGTCCTGTATGGATCTTATGGATAGGATTGACCGGAACCGAAGCCCAGAATGATGCCTTGCCTAATTCAGATTTTAAATTCTTATACAGTTGCTCCAACTCATACGGATCTCCGCGATGCCAGATTCTATTTTTAGCGACGTTCGTATTAAAGTCTAATGACTCCTGAATTACTAACGTTCCATGTTGAGATGGCTGTATTTCTAACCAGTTTTTTAACATATTTTTAAATCCCTCCATTAAGCCCATCTGTCTGTCCTCCAATTCCTATTTCATGCTTGAACGGCAACCAAGCATACTGATTTGCATTTATCGTATGATCATTGCCGTCTTCCGGCTCATACTTGTCTTCTCGCCAGCTGTAGACTTCCAGCTCATGTATGTGTTTCTTACAGTGGTCTAATACTAGGTAATCACCTTTTGCAATCCATCCAAGCTGTAGATTGATACGGTCAATAATCTTTGTTTTCTTGTATGCCGGAATGACGTTGTAAATCGAACCATTTAAACGCTTGTACTTGTTGAACTCTGTAATCGTAGCCTGGTCTGCTGAATCCAAAAACAGATCCCTTGCAAAGCCCCACTTTTCTCGATTGCGTTCTGCAAAGTCCAGCAATCGTCGTACCGTATCACTTGGTGCAATAGGAATCTGCAAGTCTGCATTGTTGTAAACTTCTTCATCAAGCGTTATCAGTTTGCCGTTAAACGTTATTCCTTGGAACAACATTGCAATCGTATCGGGTGATTTTTGTGAGTAGGCTGTATCAATGCCTACTGTAAAAACTTTAAATGCCTTTCTGAGCTTATCTTTGCCACCTATTTGAGCGATTAATTGCTCGTACGTAATAACATTCGTCTTACGCTCAAAGTTGCTAAAAACGAGCCCTGTGGCCCTTCCGCGAAGCCCCTTGATTTTATTCTTCCAAAGTTTGGTACCAACTGGTACAGATTCGATAATCTGTTTTTTCTTTTCTGCAGATAATCCGTGGTTATCATCGAAATTAAAAAACCAGTGTGTCCAGTTTGGATGCTCCGGTTCGCTTAGGTCGTTTAGAATCTCTTGTGGCGTTTCCTTTGTCCATTTCTGAATGGGACGGCAACGGTTGATGTACTCCTTATACACCGGCAATGATGGATCATCAGGGTTCAATGTCATCATGGTATAGTCTGCACGCATAATAGACTCGCGCACAAACTCCATGTTTGCTGTATTTACCTCGTCAATAAGTAGACAACCGTACTGGCCGCCTAATGCATCCTTCCACTTCTCTTTTGTGGAATATCCAACTATAAAGACAATCTTGTCTCCAGTTGTGGCATGCACGATCAAGTGTGGCATCTTGTACTCTTTGGAGCCATTGCCGCGGTACTCAACCAAATCCCCGAAGTCATCCAAAATACCAAGGTCTTTGTTAATCAGGTTCTTCTCTACAGTACCTGTATCATCACCAGCGATGATGTGGAGCTTCTTAGGGGATTGCCAAACCTTCAAGATAAACTTGTAGACCCCAACGGTTGTCTTGCCTGCAGCAGTTGAGCCTTCAAGTGCTTCCAGTTCTGCATCATACTTTAGAAATGCTTTGAACTTAGGTGATAAGATTAATCGCAAATCGCTCATGCACTATCATCCGCACGCTCTTTTAGCTGTTTGAGGACATCATCAACTTTAGATTGTTTAGTCTCAAGATTGCCTGATAGTTCAACTTTCTTTTGGAACATACCTAGATGTTCGCCTATTAACTTTAAAGCCGTATTAGCTCCTTTGCTGTCAAAGGTAAACTCTTTATTAGAATTAACATAAGTGTGCAAATCAGAATCCCACACCTTAACAGGCGTAGCTTGCATACATCTGTTTTTAACTTCAATAAGGTCTTTAAGTACATCTGCAGCAGTCACCTTAGCCTCTTGAGCAATCTGCTCTTTCAGCTCACACACGTACGCGGCAACGTTAGCATTTGCTAGCAGTCTACTAGAATTAGCAGATGCCGTTCTATCGCTTTTGCAGTTAGCATATACTAACTTGTAAGCACGTATTGCGTTGAGATCGACCACATACTCTTCACAGAAACGCTTTTGCTTGTCTGTTAATTTCTTCATAGACTTGCCCCTTTCTACGTCGTCATACACACATTGGAAACTATCAGCCAGCAGGAAAGCTAGTACATGGAAAGCTTAAACACAAAAGGAGTACTCATATGAATAGTTTTAGGGTGATTTCAAATGTTAAGCTGATAGCTTCGAATGTATGTACGAAAAAAACCACAAGCATTTCTGCTCATGGTTTTCGCCTACGCCCATTATACACCCAAAAGTCGTGGGACATGTCCCAAAATTAAATCAATTTATGTTTTGGATCAATTGCCAAAACAAATAATATGTCATTTAAACAGAAACCAATAATAATATACTGCCCTTTTCCATTAGGTTTTAAATGTACATGTAGTAATTCATCTTTTGCAATTGATTGAACAGTTTCAGGTAGAACATCTATTAAATATCTATAATCCGTATACTTTAGACCACTTCCATTTCTATGAGATGAATACATTTTTAGCGCGTCACTAATTGAGGTGTTAGTTGAAAAATCAAATATAAATTTTTGAAAGCAGTCAATAAACATATCCCTATCCGTTTTACTATCACGTCTAATTTCATCCATCGCATATTTAATACATTTATTTGACTGATGTAGAAACCTCAAATCAACCATCGGTTGATCTTCAACAGTTTTAACAAAGTTTTCCTTTTGCTCTTTATGATTTAATACTTCCTTTTTTAATTTACTTTTAAAGTTAAATGAATTCTGCATATTTTCTTGAATAATAGTCAATAATTGCTTTGGAAGTAATCTCATTTTGAGATGGGTCAAACATACCTAATCCTTTTCTTGCATTTTTCCACGGGTCCTCACTATGAGTTAATGATTCTAACTCATCAGCAGTTAACTCGCCATAGGATTCCCAAACAAACTGTAAAATTTTCTTTTGATCATCACTCAATTGTGTATTTAAATCATTTTTTACAAACTCTTTAAACTCTTCGGCAATCATGATGTCACGCCAACCAAATTTTTTTAGTTCTTCATATAGTTTCGGGCAAACAGGTCCATGTACCCATGCTTCAAATCTTGCATCTGGAACAATATCAATTCCTAATGTAAGAAGACTCCACACTTCAGAATAAAAACATAATTTTTGAATTTTCTTATGACTCATGTCTGCTTTTTCCACAAACCATTGAGCAATTAGAACAATGTCTGAATTCGGATGAATACTTGGATTTTTAGCACACAAATTCTTTTTCATAAATCAATCTCCTTTTGCTTTTCGTTCTACAAATAGACAAAGCAAGAAACACTTCTGTTGTATCCCTTGCTCAATCCGTCATCACCCATAATATATCATATTTTTTTATTTTTGGGCGATTTTCAACAATATATCATCTAACCGCCTAGACATCGTACTCTTTCCGTTGTACATATTTTGTGCCAACTTCCTTAAAGTTTTCTTGTACTTGTACCTCTGCTCAATAAGTTTTAACTCCTCAGCGTCCAGCTTGTTTAGCTTCACTTGCACACGACTGATCAAGTAAAGCAGGTCTTGCTTCTGCTTCATCAGCTCATCTTGCTCCTGGAAAAGATCCAGTATATTGATATCGCTATAAATCCTTGTTCCTTTCTGGTACTTCGCCTCTTCTGGGCTCACGATTCTAGGACTCCCAATCGAAGTAAGCTGCGCATCAATCTCGGCAATACGCTCATTGACCCTCTCAAGCTGCCGCTTATATTCGTAGTGATTTCTTAACTCTCTATCAATCACCTGCAGCTCTTCTCTGTATGAATCATCGTAGTTCATTTCTTATTCTCCTTTAGCCGCTTATGTAGGCTATTTCGCTTTACTTGTAGCTCGCTCAACTGAATCACTGACTTACTTATCTCTTGATCTTCAGATAAGCCAATGTAGTTCTGCGCGACTGCTTGGGCTCGCCGCGACAATAATGCTAAATTACTCAGTTCTAAATTTTCTTTGTTCTTATCCAAGAATGTTACGGTGTAGTCCTTCGGAATAGGACCATTGGCTTTTTCCCAGATGAGTCTGTGTGTCAGCTTCCATTTATTTGGTTCCGCTACTTTTGTTTGAAAATAGCCATCTGTGTTTTTAACAGTTGTTCCTACTGGAAGATGGTTCTTTGGTCGATTTCCTTTTTTAAATCTTGTGTGCTCACTGTTTGGAATTCTAAAACTGCGATCACCCTTATGTTCGTTTACTCTGCCTTTTTCAAACCGACCAGTTAAGCCACTTGAAACTTTATGGTTTTTCTTCCATGACTTTAACTGCTTTACTTGACGTTGCTCCCCAAAGCGTTCATTGAATTTATTTGTTAGTTCTACATTTCCTATTCCCTTAGCATTGTCATAGATCCACTGTTCTTGCTCATTGGTAAAGACTCTGTTACTTTTCATGATTTTTGTTCTCTAGTAGCATCTCTGGAATTTGCACGTTCTCACGTCTTCCCCATTCCATCTGCGTCTTCGTTGCTTCCAATGCTGTTTTTGCGTTGGTAACAAGAACGTTGCCAACCTTTGTGATTGCATCAGCTCTTGCTATCTCTTTTTCAAGCTCTTCCTGCGTTAGGTCCTCATCGCCTAGTCTTTCTAACTCTGCGAAAAGGTGATTATTCAAATCCATCAATGTATTTCTTGGCATGATCTATTCCTCCTAAATGTCATAGTGCATAAACTTCTCAAGTTCATTATGACATTTTAGTTCCTTTCCATCCTTTCTTTTAAACGTTCTATTTTTCTTTCACACATTTGCTGAAGTTCATTACCACTAATTTCGTACATTATCATTAGTTGGTCTATGGTGATTGTTACATCTGCCAATTCTTCAATTAAGTGTTCTCTGTCAAGCAATCCCCTAAAGTCCTTGCAGATTTCTTTTGTAAGTTCACTCATTTCTTCGATAGCCATTAGCTTCTGTGCTTTTTCACCATACGTTTCTATGGCTTGCTTGTATGTATTAAATATTTCTATTTCTCGGTATGTCATTATTCTTCTCCTACTTTCTTGATTTCTATCATCACACCTGGATGCCAAGTCCAAATCTTACTTAGGTTCAATTGAACGATGTTCTTGTCATCTTTGAAGAATCCTAGTTCCTGCATTACGTCCTGTATCATTTTGTTCGCATTATCTAAATCAGGCTTATTCGTACATGGCTCACCATTCTTGTGCTTACCTGCAGGAAAGCCCCAGATGATACTCAATGCAATCGGGCCATCAATCGGTTTATTAGGGACGTGTGCAGCTAGATGAGCGCGATACTTGTTTCTTGCATCGACTGCGCTGCTATTTGCATAAATTGTCTTGGTCTTGAAGTTGACCTTTTTTTGTTGCGCCGTAGTAGTCGGCGGAATCATTTGTAGAAATATCTGCATAATTTTATTTCAACTCTATATCAGTACAATTCAGATATTGTTTTTCTTCTCTTGTAAGGTCTTCTATAAAAATTGCTCCATCGTATGTACTCAAAGGCTTGAAGTAAATAACATGTGATTTATTTAGAAATATTCCACTTCCTGTTAAATCAAAAACACAGATAAACGACTTAGTGCTGTCTATTAACATTTTTGTAAATTCATTCACTTCATCGTTTTTTAAAATGTCCGTATGGAAAAAGTTTCCATTAGTTGTTTTCAACAAAAAAATCTTTTTTATATTTTCCATTTCATTTTCTTCTTTCTGTTTTCGCGTAAGGGATGGTGTTGGGATGTTTGGAACACAGGGTTGGCAATTTCAAGCCAACCTGTGTCCAATCTCCCTACATCCCTGTCCCTGGACAGACACGTTTATATATACTTGTATATATAGGTTGTCCGTGTCCAGGGTGACAGTATAGACATTGCAATAATTTGTCCATACTGTCCAAGGTTGTTTTAGCCTGGACAAGTAATTTATTTGTCCATACTGTCCAAGGTTTTAACAATGACAGAATCTTTGCCTGGAGTTTCGATTGTTTTGAATGTTTCTTTGAGTTCATTCAATCTTCTTTGCACGGTTTTTTTACTCAGTAAAAGTTTATCTGCCATCATTTGCATTGTTACTTCACCATGTTCGAACGATAGTTCTTCAAACGCTAAGTTAAACTGTGTTTCACGTTCTGCTTTTTCATTTTTCTGTTTCTCTCTTTTTCTATCGTTCTTTTCTTCTTGAGTTAAAGGTTTTCCTTTTCTCCATCCTGATGATTCTTCATCAAGTGGAATATCTGCAAGCACTCCTGTCATATCAACTGTATGAATCGGATAGTTAAACCATATGTCAGTTTGTTGAGGCTTAGGGAATTCTCTAAGTGTCATATCAACGCGCCAAGCTGTCATTTGTGATGCTTTTAATTCTGCTTGTTGTGTGATAATTTCAATCTGCTTATCATTGAGTTTTCTCTTGATTGTCACAGAATCATACAAATGTCCACCCATCTGTTTTCTGCTCATAAAATCATCGTACGGAATCGTTTCGTAGTATTCTGGACTGTATTGCTTTATGACTCTTGCCCATTCATCACATACAGCTTTGTTAATCTGTTGCTCTGTTACGCCATCATTTAAAGGTATCTGAATGAGGTCTATCATTGCATCCGGATCGCGTGCGAATACGCCCGAACCACTAGCTCTATCCATTGACTTCTTGCTACCCTGTGAGCCTTTTGAGTGATGGTGACAGTAGATTACGGCACAGTTTAATGCACTGGCAACTTTGTCAAATTGGTTTGTAAACTTGGCCATTTGCTCTGCACTATTTTCATCACCTGTAATAACTTTATAGATTGGGTCAATAATAACTGCGATGTAGTTCTTTTTCTGTGCACGTCTAATTAACTTAGGCGTTAACTTATCCATCGGAACTGCATTACCACGTAGATTCCAAATTTCAACATTTCTTAGGTTTGGTCTTTGGATTCCTAATTTTTCGTACACATCTTTAAATCTGTGTAAGCAGCTGGCGCGATCCAATTCAAGATTTATGTATAGAACTTTACCTTGCGCGCAATCCCATTTATTAAGCCACTTACAACCCTCTGCAATCGCAATCGTTAACTCAATCAACGCAAATGATTTACCGGCTTTAGATGGCCCAGCAATAAGCATCTTATGACCTTGTCTGAGCACGTCATTGATTAAGCATGGCGCTAACTCAGGAAGATTACTCCAATCTTCTTCAAGGCTCTCCGGATCAGGTAAATCATCGTTAATTGATTCGATGTATTCTACCCAATCATTCCATGACTCTTTGCCAATATTGGTTGCGATGAGGTACTGTCGATTGTTGCCACGCTCGAAGCCAGGCATTCTACTTAGTCGACTTGGATTCTTAGTGGATGTATCTACATCCAAACCATTTTGTTTGCATACTTTAAATAAGTAATCTACACGTCTGGAATACTCTTTTTCATTGGATGCTTCAATGCGTACGATGGCATGAATGCTCTTGTTGCCTGAATGAACCAAAGCCGCGATTGGCAATTCTAGCTTTGTCATAAGCGAGTACTGCATGTCGATATTTTGGGTGTCTGATTCAACCAACGCATATTTGAAATCTGTGATATTGTCAATCTTGCAACCGCCACCATCCATAGGATTGAAACTAATCCATGCGCCACAATTGTGGTCGTAATCATAGAACACATCTTCAATCTTGTTAGCGTGGTCCAATTCATCCATTAATCTACCGGCAGTTCTGTCATAGTTTCTTTGACCAGGATGATATTTACCATCCTGATCTTGGAAACATTTGACACAATAAGCCACATGATCGTTAGGTGCGTAGATTACTGATAAATACTTTCTGATGTCTTCAACTGGATTCCAATTCTTGACTTCAGGTAACTTCTCATAATCCATCATGCCCTTATCAATGACACGGTAGTTAAATTCAACGGTTTCGCCATCGAACAATTCCCTTGCACCACCTTTTATGATTGGTTGGTAATCTGCAGAAATATACCCATTTTCACTTGCCATCTTAAAGATGGTATTACCGGTGATTCCGGTATTGATGAATGAATTCCACTTCTTTTCGCATTCGCCTGCATGATAGCGGCCACCATCTTGTGATGACCACCTATCCCAGACGTCTACTGAAGCACCTTCGTATTTCAGAGCCATGCCCACATTGCACCATTCGCTATATGATAAAGTTTCAGGATCTATGTATTCTAATGCTGCACTTAAATCTGCAATTCTATCTTCCATAAACTAATTTCCTTTTGGTCTGTATTCTGCCGGCACGACACCTGCAGGAATCTTCCAGTTGTTTGCTGAAATACGTGCAATCATATTGTTTGCTTCCGTAAATTCCCATGTACCTACATGTGCAAATCCACGTCCTTCTAAGAAACGAATCTGCTTAGGTGTAGATAGTCCAGCATCACGACGCTTTTGCAATCTATCCATGATCAACGCTGCCTTTCCGGCATTCTCGATTTCATCGGCGAAGATTCCGAATTTCTCTAATGCATCTTTTTGTTTCTTGCTGACCGGTGCCATTTCCCATCCAAATGAAGGAGTATATCCAGTTAAGTCTTCAGCTTGAATACTCATTTCAAACTGTAATGGATCCACGAGCTTCCGCTTGCGTGTCTTCATTTTTTCAAGTTGTGCTTTTAGAGCTTCTTCTCTTTGTGCTTGTACATCAGAGGATGCTTCTTTTTCTGCTTCTTCAATATCTTCAGGACAACCACTTTCTGCAAGGTTTTCAGTCATCTTTCTAGCCACTTCTTTATCCGTACAGATGATGTCTGCAGGTCTGCAAAGTTCGTGTCTCTCAGACAGCCATAAGAAGTCTAGAATGAGCAAATCTTCTTTACCTGGAGAAAGTCTCGTTCCTCTTCCTACCATCTGACAATAAAGGCTTCTAACCTTTGTTGGACGTAGCACAACAATGCAATCTACATCAGGACAATCCCAACCTTCAGTAAGTAACATTGAGTTACAGATAACGTTGTACTTGTTATCGCTAAAGTCTTTTAGAATCTGTTCACGATCATCTGAATTGCCGTTTACTTCTGCAGCTTTAAATCCGTGGTTTATCAAAATGTTCTTAAACTTCTGTGAAGTTGCAATCAGTGGTAGAAACACAACAGTTTTTCTATTCTTGCAAACTGTTTCCATTTCCGTAGCAATCTGTTCAAGATATGGATCTAATGCTGTTCCTATCTCATTTGCTGAAAAATCACCTGCAGTAACTGAAACGTTGTTCATATCAATCTTGAGTGGAACAGTTTGCGCTTTGATTTTGCACAAGTATCCTTCTTTAATTGCCTGTACGATTGAATACTCATACGCTAATGATTGAAATAGACTGCCTAATTTGCGCATATCAGAGCGTTCTGGTGTTGCAGTGACACCTAATACATTTGCTTGGTCAAAGTGCTCTAGAACGCGTGTATAAGTGTCTGAAACTGCATGGTGTGCTTCGTCGACAATAATTGCATCAAAATAATCTTTATTAAACTTAGCAAGACGGCTAGGTCGCATAAGTGATTGAACGCTACCAACCACAACACGATTCCATGTGCCTAGACATGACTGGTCTGCTTTTTCTACAGCACATGTAAGTCCTGTCATTTTGTGGAGTTTGTCTGCAGCTTGATCAAGAAGTTCGCCACGATGTGCCATTACTAGCACTCGCTTACCTTCTTTCACTTGATCCTCAATTACTTTTGAGAAAACGACCGTTTTACCACAACCGGTAGGGAGAACGAGCAGAGTATTCTTGACTCCGCTCGCCCATTCCTTTTCGATTGCCTGCCTTGCTTGTTCTTGGTACGGTCTAAGCTCCATTAGAAGCGACCATTAGACCAGTTTCCTGCGTTAGGTGTAGGATTGCCAACTGTAGGCATTACTTCAAGCGGTAACATCTTCTTAATGTTGTTATATTCGCTCTTACCATCACTGCCCTTGCGGTGATTGATTTCTGCACGTCCGCGCTTTCCAATCACGACTTCTTTTCTCCAGTCAAATGTGATTGGTTCACCTTTCTTATGCATGCCAACAGCATCGTAGAATGATGCAATCATGCCTAAGCATCCTTGATTGTTATACATATATAAATTGTGTTTTAAATCAACATTGCTGCCATCTGTTGGATCCTTAAAACGTAATGTTAAGATAACTTGCTTGCATGGTCCAATTTTGCCTGAACTCTTCGGACCAGGTTGATAACGTGTTTCATCTAAATCAACTACAGTGAAATCGTAAGTGCCCTCTGGAAGTAATACATAACCTTTGTCATAGTCCCCTAAGTCTGCAGCAGAGACTGTCATTCCATCCATCAATTCTCCGCTCTGTTGTTGTGGTGCTACCTGTTGACCATATGCAGGTTGTGCATATGGATTTTGATAATTGCTGTTATACTGCGTCATTTTCTTTATCCTCCTATGTTAAAATGGCAAATCTCTATCTGTTTGAATCAATTCCATTACTGCTGGCCATGCTCCAATTAAGCACCCTTGAATAAATTCAGGATCATAATTTTTGATTGGTGTATCCTTCGTGAAATATCCCTTTATTGATACTGCATGTTGAATTTCTGATGGATGCACTTGTTTAGACTTCATTAAGTCAGTTAGAGCTTTTGGTAGTTCAGCCATGATAGCTTCTTCTTCAGCAGTGTATGGCGTTGGCTTCCATGTAGAATTGATTGATAAGTGTTCATCTTCATTTGTTGTCCAGTTATTCACTTCAGGAATTGGTTGTTCTACAGGTTTAGTTTGTTGCGCTGTTGTAACGGTGTTTGTTACTATGTGCTGTGGCTGTTGCTCTTTAATTTGTTCAGTTGCCTTAACCTCATAGTTGTCACTGAATAAATGTGCAATCGATTTGAAATCTAGTGGTAGTACTTCCGGAAGTCCAAAGCGATTTTTTGCATCCCATGTAGCTGCATGTTCGGTGTACATGATTCTTTCTTTACCACCTGTAGCTTTCTTCTTACCCGTTGTTTTGTCAGCCACTAAGAACTCACGGTAATTACAGAATAGAATCAAGTCAGCCCACTCTTTAACAAGCTGGCAGTTATTACCATTCTTAGCTTGTTTTAGCTTTAGTTCATAGCGATCATAACTGCCTGTTTCTTCTGGCTTTGTAATTGTTCTGATAACCATGTGTGCAATTAGCACAACGTTTACACCACGATTGATAACTTCTGTCAGAAGATTGAGTAGTCTACCCATTTCTTCATTTAAGTAGGTATAACCTTTTGACCACCCAATATCTTCGATACCGTTAACCTTCATACCTGCGCAAATCATTTCGATAGCTTTTGCTTCTGCCCAGTCGATCGAGTCGATAACTAGTGTTTTATACCCTTGCGGATTGTTGAGAAATTCTTGTACTTCTGACATCAACATTTGCCAAGATGTTGGATATGGATAACGTGCAACATTAAGTGCTCCGGAACCATTTTCTGCATCGATGAATAGTGGCTTAGGAAACTTACTTGCAAGTGTTGTTTTACCAACACCTTCCGTACCGTAGATGATTACTTTTAGTGGAGTTTTTACTACTCCTGTATTGATTTCAAACATTAGAATGTACCTACCTTCCATGCTCCTGCAGGCTTGATTTCACTGTCTGCAGTTTTATTTCCTGACTTATCAATTGAGTATCCATCTTCAATAAAGATTGAGCACTCATCACCTGTAGAAACTCTTGTAGCAATTGCTTGAAGATTGTTTTCCTGCAACCAATGGCCAAATTCGTTCATGGTATCGATATCCATCTGCTCAAGTTTATCCAGGAGAACGAAACCACATTTTGGATTTGTTTTTCTGACGATTGCTGTAGCAACTTTTAACTGGTCTGATCCAGACATGTTGTCCCAACGTTGGCCTTTATAAACTAGCTCACCATTATCCACAGATAGATTTTGTAGTGGCATTTCAACTCCGTTTAGAAGTTCCATGCGTGCTTTCCGAACTTCTTCAAGCTGTGTTGTTAGATCGCCATATTGCAGCTTATATTCTTCCGCTTCAGCTTGTGCACGTTGTTTGTTCAAGTTGTCGCGAACCTTAGCATTGGTTGAATCAATATTTGCGATGCTTTCTTCAAGTTCAGCAGTCGATTCATCAACTAATTCATTTACTGTTTTCATTGCAATTTGTTCGTCTTGGTTTGCTTGTTCCCATGCTGATTTACGTTCTGCTAATCGTTTTTCTAATTCTGCAATTTGTTCTTCAATTCTTTGTGATTCATCGAAAATTCGTTGCTTTTCAAAAGTTATTTCATTTAAACGATTACGCTTGCGTTGGTTTTCTCCATTGCGTGCCAGGATTTCTTGTTGTTGTTGGATAAGCTCTGCAGCACTGACGATTTCATCAGGAACACCGTCCCACTGGACCATCTCATCTGCATACTTCTTCTTTTGGTCTGCAATACGGCCAATCTCTGTGCGGCGATTGTAAAGTTCAGCTTCCTGTTTATCGAAAATCGATAGCTTATCTCCAATCCCAATAATTTGTAATAACGTGTTAGCTTTATCCTTTGTTGTTGAATTCATAAACTTTGGTAGATCCAAAGCAAATGTGCTGATAAATGAATCTAGTAGTTTTTGGCCACCTTTCGCTCCTGTTGAATCTAAAACTTTTAATGCACTATTCTTTCCTGAGCGCTCCACTACGATTCCATTAGATAATTCAATGTGTAGCTTTGGCGGAATCATTGAACCTTCTCGATCAGGCTGTGAAGGCTTGTACTTCTCACCACCTAGAGCCCACGTTATTGCGTCTAGCACACTTGTCTTTCCTTGGTTGTTCTTCCCACCAACCACAGTCAATCCGCTTGCTGTAGGCTCTAATTTGACAGCCTTAACGCGTTTAACGTTCTCCAACTCAAGGCTGTTTATTTTGACTGATTCTTGTTGTTCTTTTTGCATTTGATATCCAACTTCAAATAAGTTTGGTTCACTCATTTTTTCTTTCCTCCTTTTATGAACGATGAATTGTTGTAAACGCTATTGCTTTCCATGAACAACAAGCGATGTTTATTTCTTTTTTGTAATCGTTGTTGTACGTGATTGTTACTGACTCTGCGGACTCACGAAATTTTGTATCCATTTCATCCCAATTCACTTTTACTGATTTAATTTTGCTATTGGTTGCTTTTAGTAATGTTTCTAAAGCGAATTCGAATTCTCTACGCTGGTTGTCTGTCTTCATTCTTTTCTGCACTCCAATCTAGATTTTTGATTTTCTCAACTCGTTCTAAAGCTTCAATGTACTGACGGTTAAAATCAGGACCGTCATATGGCACAATCTCAATATCTTTCAGCCATGCATCTCTCTTAGCAAAGCGACCGTTATTTTTAAAATGATTCTTCATTGCTTTCAGCTTTCTCATAGGTCCACACCCAGAACGAAAGCGATGACCTTCACGAATAGAGCCCCGTAGAAAATGCAAATCCCTAGTTTGAATGCTTTGTCGCTAAATTTATTTGTTTTCATTGTTCTACCCTTTCTGTGTTAAAATGGTAGTGATGATTTAGGTTCATCACTTAAGCGCTCTTGTCTTGCTGGACGGCGCTTTTTTTAGTTGTATGCCAAGTATTCTGATTTTTTCTTTGCTTCCTAGATCACAATCTGCTGTTAAACGGATAAACTCTGCATACTCTTCTTCTGTACTCAAGCATTGACTTCCGTATCTGCGATAGCGCAATAGTCCAGCTTGTCTGTACCATCCAACTCTCACCTTTGTGCAGTGTAGCCTGTTTGCAATCTCTTCCGTATCAATCAATGTGAGATTAGGAATGTCTTCCGGTGTTAACATGTTTGCTCTCCTTTCTAACTTCCTAAGAATTTGTTAATAAAGTACTGCTGACCTTTACCAGTAACCTTAGTTGTTTTAGTGATGCGTACACTGCCATCAGGATTGTTAATGGTACGTTCTTTGACTTCAAACAACTTTAGTTCCATAGATCTTTGAGTTGGCATGTTCTTACTGTTTCCGCCCTTAATGAGATAATCGTGACTTCTTAGCCACTCAAACAAACGCTTTTGGCCAATGTCATGTCCATTCTGCTTGATCAGTTTTGCTAAATCGCCAATTAGTATTGATGTATCGGCTGTTGCTACCGCATCAGCAAATAAGGCTTTAGGCTTCATTTCTTGAATAATGATTTCCTTTTGCTTTAACTGCTCACCAGCTTTCATAAGCAAATCCGCTAACGATTGTGGATTGTGCGTGATGTCATATGCTTTCTCATCCGTTAGATATGCACCGTTCTTTCTAATTGCTGGCAATACCTCTGATGTAACCCACTCTGTAAACTGTTCGGCATCTTCCTTTCTGCTTTGAAAGATTGTTTTGTATAAATTGCTTTCATTGATGTAAGTCATTTTTTGCATTCCACCATTTGTAAGGGTGTCGGTAGTATCTACCCCCTTTGGATTTAATCGGCTTACAACGTCTTTGTGATTTTTGATGTCTAATACTTCACAAACATCTTTAAGATTGAAATATGGTTGATTGTTTAGTTGTACTGTTCGTACTGGCTGATTGTTAAAACTGAATGTCTGTAATTCGTTCAT